CCTTGACGGCCTCGCCGAGGATCAGTCGCCCATCCACGCGTTGGCTTCCCAGGAACCCCACCTGCCCGGTCGGGGCGAACAGTTCGCCCAGGCGCTTGAAGGTACGTCCCTGGCGGTCGGCGATCCAGTAGTACGAGAAGTCCCCGAAGGCCAGCGTCTTCGCACCGCCTGCGATCTCGGGCATGTAAGCCGAGGTCTTCACCGGACGGCTGAGGATGGTGTCGGGGGTGCCAGCAGTCAGCGAAGGCTGCCAGATGTACTGCCCGTTGCCGTCCTTGAGCTTGCGAAGTGCCTTGACGGTGGCGTCGTTGGTCACCCACACCGCGTTCTTGCGGTACGGAGAGCGAAGCGCATAATACAGGTCGATGACCTCGTCGCAGCTCAGGGCGGTTGCGGACGCCGCGTTGACGCCTATTTGCGCACCTCCGGTGGCCGCGAGGATACCCAGCGGTTTGCCCGATCCGTCCCCGGTGAAGAAGGCGGCCTCCTCCTTGGCTCCGATGCGGCGGGCGAACTCGGTGGCGATGTAGCTCTCGATGTCGAACACGCTGTCGTTGATCAGTTCCTCGGACACCTTGATGATCGTACCCAGCTTGTAGGCGCTGATGGTCACCTGCCCGAAACTGTCGTCGCTCTCCGGGTACGTTCCCTCCTCGTCGATCCATGCGGCCTCGCCCTTGGAGGCACTGATGGGAATCTTGCGGTCTCCACTGGCGGTCTGGATGATCCTGGCGATCGAGCGGAACAGGTTCTCCTCCTCCAACGCTGTCACGAGGGTGCGTTCGAACTCGTCGGGAACCAGGTAGCCGCCTTCGGTGTCGGTTCCCACCTGCAATGCGTTGCGCAGCTCGGGCGCGTTATCCCGGCGCCTGAGGTGGTTCCAGAATGCCTTACGGTACTCATCCGAAGCACGTCCTGCTTTCTTCTCAGTCTTCTGTGCTCCATCGGGGCGGCTGGTGATGGGAGAGCCCACGTGTGCGTTCAGCTCACGCTCGAATGCCTCGAGGCGCTCCTGCCGTTCGATCTCGTGGCCCAGGTCCACGATCTCCTCTTCCATACGTTCATAAGTTGCCCTATCCTCGGCGCTCAGGATGCCCTTCTCGTTGCGCTTTGCATCGAGGAATGCCTTCGCCTGTTCCCAGGTCTTCGCGCGCTCGGCACGCATGTCGTTGATCTTTCCCATTGTGTTGTCTCCTATTGGGGTTTGATGAGATTCAGTCGTTTCTCGAGCTCGCCAAGGGCGGCTGTGCCTTCCCCGGGTGGCTCTTGGTTTTCTGCAGATGCATATGTTTCGGTGATTTTGTTCATCAGTGAGAGCTGCGAGGTGCGCATCGAGAACGCATACGATGCCTCATTGGACGCTTTTTTGGCATCCTCGAGGATCGCATCGGCGAAGCCCAACTCGATGGCCTTCCTGGCATTCATCCACGTCTCGTTGTCCATCAGGTGGCTGATCTTCGCCCGTGTGAGGTTCGTCTTGATCTCGTAGGCGTTGACGATGCTTTCCTTGACCTCATCCAGCATGCCGATGGCCTTCTGCATGTCGGTGTGGTTGCCATAGGCGAGTGTCATGGGATTGTGGATCATCATCAAGGCGGTGGGTGCCATGAGCACCTTCGTGCCCGCCATCGCGATGACCGAGGCAGCGCTCGCTGCGATCCCGTCGATCTTCACGGTGATTGCCCCCGGATAATCCATGAGCATCGCGTAGATCCGGCTGGCCGCGATACAGTCCCCTCCGGGGCTGTTGATCCACACCGTCACCTCGCCGCTATCGGCGAACAGCTCATCCTTGAACTGCTCGGGGGTGACATCATCATCGAACCAGCTCTCCTCGGCAATCGTGCCCGAAAGCTCAAGGATTCTCGCTCTGCCTTCGTCTTCGCTCTGGTTTTTCCATTGCCAGAACTTCTTGTTCTTCATCGGTATTCTCCTTATCTTCACTCGGGTCTACACGCGGCGCGTACGCGCCGGCCATCGAAATGGGCAGCATGTTCCCGTTGATCACGAAGAGGTCCCCACCATCCTCTTTCGGGATGAGGTCCATGTCCTCCAGAGAGCGGATATCGTTTGCGCTCATCCATCCATTCTGGCGCGCGGTGGCATACCCGCCCATGCGGCTCTGGTAATCACCGCGCAACAGTCCCTCGACGTTGAAGCGGAAGAAGTGCGTCTGCTTCTCATCGGAAGCCAACAGCGCACGCGAAAGGGATTGCTCCCAGCGGATCACCCACGGGTCGAGTGTGTACTTGACGAACTCCAGCGACTGCTGCTCGATGTTGCTGAACGAGGATTTCTCCAGGTCCCCCACCATGTGCGGGGGGACGCGGAAGATGCGCGCGATCTCGTTGACCTGGAACTTGCGTGTCTGCAGGAACTGCGCCTGCTCGGGCGAGATCGAGATGGGGGTGTATTTCATACCCTCCTCGAGCACCGCAACCTTGTGTGAGTTGGCCGAGCCGCCGAACTGGCCCTGCCATGTATCGCGAAGGCGCGTGGGGTCCTTCACCGTTCCCGGGTGCTCCAGCACCCCGCTTGGGGCAGCCCCGTTGGCGAAGAACTTGGCCCCGTACTCCTCGCAGGCGATCGCCATGCCGATGGCGTTCTTGGCCATCGCAATCGGCGAGTAGCCCACCAGACCATCAAAGCCAAGACCGGGTATGTGCAGTACCTGATCTGCATTGAGCACCACCGAGTTTCCCTGCATCGTTGGAGCGTCCTCGGCGCTGGTGGTGTATTGGTAGTAGAGCTTGCCGTTCTTGTCGCGGTCGACCTGCATGCGGTTGGGCATCAGGGGGTACAGTGCGGCCACCTGGCCCTTGCCGTTACGGATGATCTGCGCATAGGCGTTGCCCCAGAGCAGCAGGTGGGTCATCAGCGTCTCGCGGAAGACGAAGCTGGTCATCTCGGGGTTGGGCTCCGCATGCAGCAGGTTGTACAGCGGATGCTCCTTGGCCTTGTGTTTGCTCGAGTCATCGTCGTGACGGTAGAGGTGGAGCGGCAGGCCTGCGATCGCCTCGGCAAGGATGCGCACGCAGGCGTAGACCGCCGTCATCTGCATCGACGATCGTTCATTCACCGCCTTGCCGGATGTCGAGGGGCCGAAGAGGAAGCTGTATGAGGACCCGCTTGTCCTGTTTTGCGGCTTGTCCCTGGTGCGGGTGAAAAGCTTGGCTAGGTTGTTCATGGTTCTCCTTTGGGCAAAATGGGCAAAAAAGAAGCACCTACCGAAGTAAGTGCTCTGGATGGATAGATATTAGATCAGGTCACGATACGTGTTTCAGGAACTTATGATGGTGCTCTTGATTTTCTGGCGGTCTTTGGCCGGTGCCTCAATGCCGCGGGGTATCTTCCTGTGTTTCATCGATGAGGAGCTGGTATCCGGTTTTCCCTTGCACCAGCTTGGCAAAGTCTTGCAGGACCCGGTCGGCTTCTGTCTTAGAGCCGAAAGACTCCAGGTTCATCCGGGTTACGACAAAGGTGGAATCTGTATTGCTCACGACATACGGTTTATTTCCATCACCTTTGATGGTTTCGCTGATTCTGATGATCTCAGCTCTCTCGTCTTTCACATGGTCGGATCCCTTCTCATCGCGATTGAACCAGATGTATGTCCGGGTTTTTTCCCAGATCGAAAAAGCGAACAGAAGATATGATTCGGAATCCGCAGGATCCTTGAAACCCTTCGTGCTTGGGGCGGAATCCTCATCGGGCGTGATTATGAATCCATCATCCATTACTTGGATGATCGAGAAGCAACAATACTGAGTCTCGGTTGGCTGCAATGTAAAATAGTAGGTGTACATGTATGTAGGAAAATAATCCCAGCTCCACATTCCGTACCCGATATTGTGGTTTGCATAATCATCTTCTGGGATCCTGCATGTTTCAATGGGATATGAGAACAGCGGCTTTCCTGCACTCTTCTCACGATGGATCCTTTCACGGATGTATTCGACCATATCCACGATGCTGTCTTGCACCTCGTAGGCAAGCCTGTAGGCTTTCCTGACATTCAAATACAGTTCTTTTCTGTCCATCCCATTACCTCCTGAAAACAAGGTTGTGGTAGTCACCCGGGATTGCTATCACGTAGTCTGAAGCCCATGGCCTCGCCTCGAGCCACTTGAAACTCCTGAAAGCAAACAGGGTGCAGGCAAGCAGGAGGGAATCCACAGTCCTCCTTTCACTGCCTGCAAGTTCCTTATGTTTTTCGAGGAGCACTTCGTGCAGGTTGGCCCAAGAGCATTTGACTATCGTTCTCTTATGAGAATAGATCATAGATGTTTCAGTACCTGTATTATTGCCATTACCACCGATGGATATGAGAAATGCAGGGACTTTCCTTGATCCGTCCTTGTTTTCATAAGCAGTCAACTCCCGTTCCCATTGCTCACGGTATTGGCCGCCTTCATCGGAGCGCTTGGCCTCGATGATCAGGTCGGCTTCGGCGAACTGTAAAAAGACATCCGGCTCGACATAAAGCGCATTGCCGGTCCCTTCAGAATCCCATTTTGGCCAGAACTCATAATTGATCAGTTCTCCCGCATTAATGGGCAACACACCCTTCCCGTAACAAGCTTCACGAAGTATTTTCCAAAGCAATTGGTCAGGAAGATGCAGTAACGCATCGAAAATCGTGCTGGTCCTGGGGTCTTCATAGGCGATGTCTTGGTTGTGTTTGTACGACAAGCTTTGAATCATAACCCTGAGTATATCACGTCAAATATTTAGATGCAAACTAAATGAATAGGATTCCCCGGTCCTCGTAGACCGATTCGCGCACTTCGTTGCCGCACCTGATCGCCCTATCCAGTGCCATGATTGTAGCCACCGCACCGTCGATCTTCTCGGTGGATTTTTGTTTGTCGGGCTTGATGTTCCCAGCCGGGTCGGTGCGGATGAAGATGTTGTCCACCATCCACCTCAGTACCGGATGCCCCGCATGGGCGAAGGTGCGTTCGAGCACCAGTTTCATCAGTTCCTTGGTCGGTGGGCTCATGTCCTTGAATCCCTGGCCGAAGGGAACCACCGTGAATCCCATACCCTCGAGGTTCTGCACCATCTGCACCGCTCCCCAGCGGTCGAAGGCGATCTCACGGATGTTGTACTTCTTTCCCAGATCCTCGATGAAGGCTTCGATGTAGCCATAGTGGACCACATTGCCCTCGGTGGTCTGGATGAATCCTTCGCGCTCCCATACATCGTAGGGCACATGATCACGCCTCACGCGCAGGCCCAAACTGTCCTCGGGTATCCAGAACCAGGGGAGGATCACGAATTTGTCGGTCTCATCCCTGGGTGGGAATACGAGCACGAACGCAGTGATATCGGTGGTGCTTGAGAGGTCCAGTCCCCCGTAGCAGACCCTTCCCTCCAATGCCGTCCCGTCCACCGGGAAATCGCAGAGGTCCCATTTCTCCATCGGCATCCAGCGCACCGCCTGCTTGACCCATTGGTTGAGCCGAAGCTGGCGGAAGCTGTTCTCCTCGGCTGGATTCTGGCGTGCACTTTCACAAGCCGCCTTCACCTTCTCCAAGGCAATGGTATGTCCCAGCGACGGATTGGCCTTCTTCCAGGTCTTCGGGTCCGTCCAGTCGTCGTTCTCGTCAGCGCCGTAGATCACCGGGTAGAAGGTCTTGTCATGTTTACGGCCCTCGAGAATGTCCTTTGCCTTCTGATGTTGCTCGTAGCAGATCGAATGCTGGTCGGTGCCTGCGGTGGTGATCAAAAAGAACAACGGCTGTGCCCTGGCATCCCCCGAGCCCTTGGTCATCACATCGAAGAGCTTCCTGTTCGGTTGGGTGTGCAGCTCGTCGAAGACGACCCCGTGGATGTTGAATCCGTGCTTGGAGTAGGCTTCGGCGCTCAGCACTTGATAAAAGCTGTTGGTCGGCAGGTACACGATGCGCTTGGTCGCGGCGAGGATCTTCACGCGCCGGTTCAGCGAGGGGCACATGCGCACCATGTCGGCTGCCACCTCGAACACGATCGATGCCTGCTGTCGGTCGGCCGCGCATCCGTAGACCTCGGCTCGCTCCTCGAAGTCTCCGCAGGTCAGCAGCAGCGCCACCGCGGCGGCGAGCTCGCTTTTGCCATTCTTCTTGGGGATCTCGATGTAGGCGGTGTTGAACTGCCGATATCCGTCGGGTTTCACGATACCGAACAGGTCCCGGATGATCTGCTCCTGCCAGGGAAGCAGGAGGAAGGGCTTTCCCGCCCATACTCCCTTGGTATGGTTGAGGCACTGGATGAAGGCCACCGCATGGTCGGCCAGGGTCTTGTCGTAGGTCGAATCCTTGGCCATGAACGGGGTGGGCTTGTATGTCTTCAATTGTTTCATGGCATTCCTGTGTATACGAAAAGAAGACCCCGGAGGGTCTTCGATAGGGGAGTCTGGGGGGATTAGGAACGTTCAGTCATTGAACGCCCTCCATGGTGCGCTTCACAGCCTGCTTGAGGATCTGTTCGTCGAAGGCGCAATCTCGATATCCTTCGAGGATGGTCGCATAGTAATACGCATCCGGCATCGCCAGCGGGGGTCCAGCGTTCATGACGTAGGCCATCGCCACCAGCTCATCCCCGTCCAGGTTCACCAACAGGCGCTTCTTGCGATACAGGTGCGGATGCCCCTCGTAGCGGTCCAAGGCCTTCTCGCATTGTTCGGTGATCTCCCAGAGGAGGGCCGGAACGCTGGAGCCCCGTTTCATCTCGATGGTGGCCACGCCAGTATGTCGGCCTCCCCGGAACACGAGCCGGTAATCGGGCAATACGGTTGATCCGATGACCGCGGCATCGGGACATCGGTATCCCATCTGTTCGAGGTTCAGGTTGCTTCCGTAGGCCAGATAGATTTTCTTCATTGTTGTTGCACTCCTTCGATTGGTCTTCTACCACCCCAAGGGCGGTCGTCCCGCCCTCAGAGCCGTGTCAGGTCGCCCCTTCAGGCGGCGACTCTCCTACGCCACGCCGCTGATCCCGTGAGGCGCTTGGTCAGGTGTTCGCGGCAAGCCTTGAACTCGTCGCCGATGAAGCCGATGCGGTTGAGGTAGGTGCGCATCGCGAACTTCTCGTTCTCGGCTTGAGGCTTCTTGGTGCTCGCCGAGCTCTGCGTGAGCGCCTGGGTGTTCAGCGCGAGGGCAAGGACGATGTAGCTTCTGACCTCTCCGGCGTGCAGGGTGCTGTTGAAGCCGCGTAGCTCGATGGTACCGTGGCCGTGGAATAGTGAATGTAAGTTCAAGAAACAGTATCTACTGTTATGGTATCTGATTTCCCTGCTTCCGCCGTAGCCGGAGTACCAGAGGTCTTCGATCTCTTTGAAGGTGGTCGGCTTGGCGCGGTTCATGCTCTCCACGAGGTGCTCGTCCATCTTCTTGCAGTACCGAGCCCGGTTGGCCTCGATGCCGAGGGCCTTGTAGAAGAGGTCGTTGCGTGAGTAGATGATGTTCACGAAGTTTCGGATCGAGCGCGGTGTGTGCGCCTCGCCATCGAGGTGGATGTGGATGCCCGAGGAGTTGTTGGTGAAGGCTCCGGCCTTGCGAAGCGCCCTGATGACTTCCTGCAAATCCTCGATGTCCTCTTCGTAGGTGAGGATCGGGCTGACCAGCTCGACGCTGTACAGGCGTGATGCACTCTCTTTGATCCCTCGAGTCTTGGTTTCGCATCGAATGGATCCGTCGTAGGTGAACTTCCATATCCTCCCGTCGGAGCTCTTCAGTTCGTAGGTGTCGTAGTAGGAGCCACCGTAGGCTAGAGTGCCACCGAGGACCGTCTGGGCAGCCAGTGCTGCGTCCTTGCGGGTGATGCCTGTCATCTCTATCTCGATTCCGAACCGTGTTGTCTTTTCCATGCTCGCTACCTCTCTTTGGTGTGTTTTTCTTCGTACTGTAGTAATCACTCAAAGAGGGATATATAGCAAGTGTATATATGAAAATAAGATACACTATTTTGTAGGTATTTCTTCGTCCAGTTTTTTCACCATATCGACCCCCGGTACCACTCCCAAAGTCGAGCCGGTTTCCCATGCAACGTGGATAGTTCCGATGTCGTCCACGTGGACCACCGTTCCCTTGGTACCCGCCGGAGGTGCGAACTCGTCATCCATGTGCACCATTTCGACCGTGCACCCCGGTGGGTATTGTTTCCTGAGGACCTCGACCCGTTTGCCGTTCATCTCATCCATGTGCATCCTCCCTGTCAGTGTGCATTGATCGCTCAGCTTTGCATGAATAGCAAGTCCTATGATTCAGGGTTTCGCCAATGCATCCAGGATGAGGCGCATCTGGCGCATGTACTGACCATAACTGTGGGCAAACAGCGGTAGTGCGTTCTCTCCATAGTCCAGCAGCGCATCCGCATCCGCCTCTGCTATGCAATACAAGCCGTTCTCGTATGACCAACTCAGTTTAGGGAAGACAGGGAGCGTCGGAGCCTCGGGAGCCATCGAGACCAGGACCTGGCGATACGGGTCATTTACCTCGACCATTGGCACGCTTGTGCAGCCGGTTGAGACGATCAAGACGGCCAGCAGAGTCACCGCTTTCAGGAGGTTCGATCTTTTCAGGCGGCACCTCTTGTTTGATGGTGGTGATCTTCTGCTGTACTTCATCGATCTTCTCCAATTGCTGTTCTCGTTTCTTCACCGTATCCCGCTCTTGCTGGATATCCTTTTTCAGATCCTTGGTCTTGTGTGCCTGCAAGCGGGTGATCCCCAGCAGAGCCAGGATGATGAGGATGAGCATCTGCATGATTTCATTCATCGGCTTTCCTCTGTATGAACCTTTTTACCAGCGGTTTCCAGAACGCCATGCACGCAGGAAGCTGCAGCAGGTAGATCGCAACGGTGTACAGGACCACCAGGTAGGGTGTGGCCTTCAGATCCCCGACCGGCGTGGATGCCGGTGCGACCCGGTAGGTCACGAACGCGAGAGCTGCCGAGCAGGCGAGGGCGATCAGCTTGATTTCGTTCTCGCTTGCCCTGTCGCAACGAAGGCTCTTCTTGTACAACTCCATCACCAGGCCCAAAAAGGCGGCGAAGGCAAGTAGTATGGCACTGAGGATCATGTATGCTCTCCCTTGCTACCAAGCAGCGACAGGAAGTACTCGTCCATTTTTGCTTCCTGTTCCTCCGATTCCCCGTTGATCTCATGGGTCCTCAGCGACTTGAAGATGACCTTGTCGTTCTCCAGGGCCATGACCAGTCCCATCTGGATCGCACCGATGATGCTCTTGATCTCCTTGAGGTCCTTCGCATAGCCCAGGCGGTCGTCGCTTCTCTTTGCCATTCGGTTCAGCAGCCACAGCACGATGCCCCCCGAACCGAACAGGCATACCACAAGGGTGGCAATCAGGGTGAGCTCATCCATCGGATGCCTCCCCGGAGGCGACTTCCCCGTAGGTGTAATCCAATCCGTCGCGCTGCACGGTCACCCCAGCTGAGGATCCCGTGAGTCCGATATAGCGTTTGACGATCACATCGCAGTACTTCTCGTCTAGCTCGATGGTGGCACAGCTCCGTTCGGTCTGCTCACAAGCAACCAACGTGCTGCCGCTGCCGCCGAACGGATCGAGCACCAGAGCACCGCTCATAGACGAGTTCATGATCGGGTAGGCCAGGAGGGCCACCGGCTTCATCGTGGGATGCTCGCCGTTCTTCCTGGGTTTGTCGAACTCCCAGATCGTCGATTCCTTGCGTCCGGTGTACCACAGGTGCTTGCCCTTCTTCTTCCATCCGAAGAGCACCGGCTCGTGCTGCCATTGGTATGGCGAGCGGCCGAGCACCAGCGACTGCTTCTTCCAGATGCAGGTGCCCGACAGGTAGAAACCCGCCTCGCTGAAGGCCCTACGGAAGTTCAGCCCCTCGGTATCGGCATGGAACACATAGATGGAAGCGTCGTCCGCCATATGAGAAGCCGTGTTGGTGAAGGCATCGAGCAGGAACTGGGCGAAGGCATCGTTTGCCAGATGATCGTTCTTGATCTTGCCCGCTGTGCCCTCGTAGTTGACGTTGTAGGGTGGGTCGGTGACCACCAGGTTCGCCTTGGTCCCTGCCATGAGCAGTTCGAAAGTCTCCGCCTTGGTGCTATCCCCGCATACCAGGCGGTGCCTTCCCAGCTTCCACAGGTCCCCAGCTTTAGTGATCGCGGGCTTCTCGAGCTCGGAGGCCACATCAAAGTCATCATCATGCACCCCGTCGGCGAGCGAGTCCTTGAACAGGTCGTCGATCTCGGCAGGGTCGAATCCGGTGAGCGAGATGTCGAAGTCCTGCCCCTGCAGCTCGGTGATGAGAAGGGCCAGCTTGTCCTTGTCCCATTCGCCGTTGATCTTGTTCATGGCGATGTTGAGGGCTTTCTCCTTGTCGGTATCCAATTCGACGAGGATGCAATCCTCTTCGGCTACTCCCATGTCCTTGAGGACATTCAGCCGTTGGTGGCCGGATATGACGGTATTGTCGTTCGCAACGTTGACCACGATGAGTTCGACATAGCCGAATTGCTCAAGCGATCTCTTGAGCTTCTCATACTCGGGATCGCCGCTCTTGAGCGCTTTGCGTGGGTTGTATGGTGCCGGATTCAGATCCGACAGTCTCATCTTTTGGATTCTCATGGTGTGTTTCCTTTCAGTTGTGGATTTCCAGTTCGCCTCTGAGCGCCTCTCTATACCGCTTACTCACCTGCTCCCATGCGAACAGCGCGTTGCCGAAATGGCCATAGCAGGAGGTGAGGTTGTAAATCGGGCTGCGAAGCCCCAACTCCTCGATGATGTCCCTCGGCTTGAGGCTGAAGATCGTGCGAACCGCCTCGGCGATCTTGTCATCGTCCACCTTGCCGGTTGCGAAGGTGTGTACATTTACCGCGACAGGTTCGGCCTTGCCGATGGCGTACGAGATGGCGACTTCACATCTACCGGCCAACCCGGCGGCCACGATGTTCTTGGCGACCATGCGTGCCATGTAGGCGCCGCTCCGGTCCACCTTGGTCGCATCCTTTCCGCTGAAAGCTCCTCCGCCATGCAGGGCGAGACCTCCGTAGGAATCCACCATGATCTTGCGGCCTGTCAGGCCGGTATCGGCAGCAGGTCCACCCTCGACGAAACGACCCGATGGGTTTATGAGGATGCGTGTGTGCGCATCGAACGTGAAATCTTCGAAGGTAGGGTAGAGCACCTTCCTGAGGATCTCACCCTTGAGCCATCCCACATTCTTGTCCGGCTCATGCTGCACCGAGACGATGATCGCAGCCACCCGCTTGGGCACCCCATCCTCGTACTCGATGGAGACCTGTGCCTTGCCGTCGCTGCGGATGCCGCCGATGGTTCCATCCTTGCGGCACCGGTCCAAACCCATACAGATGCGATGCGCCAGCTCGAGTGGCAGCGGGAGGAATGTGGGTGTCTCGTCGGTCGCATACCCATACACCGTGCCCTGGTCCCCGGCTCCCAATTCATCCCGGTCACCCTCGGCATCCCTGATCTCCAGGGCGGTATCGACACCACCGGCGATATCGCCACTCTGGTTGTGCAAATACACGCTGATGGTGAAATCCTTGGGATTGTAGCCACGCTCGGCAAGGGCGGTCCGTACGGTTTGGCGTATGTTGACCTTGGTGCGGCTGGTGATCTCACCGGCGACGACGATCCGGCCCTTGGTCGCCATGACTTCGCAGGCCACGCGCGAGTACTCGTCGATGGAGAGGCATGCATCAAGGATCGAGTCGGCGATGTAGTCGCATAGCTTATCTGGATGTCCTTGGCAGACACTCTCGGATGTGAGGTAGTGTTTCATGTTTGAATTCCTTCGGATGTTTGAATTGCGGGCTTTCGTTTGATTTTCTAGCGGTTTCGCCTGGAGGTGAGCAGGCGTTCCATCAGGTCGTCCTGGGGGTTCGCCCCTTGGTATGAGGTGGCATTGTTTTCCTTCACGACCTGGGATATCTGGTACCAGATCTGGCTGGCCTGCTTCATGTACTCGCGGCTCATCGCAACATACGGAGAGGCGATCGCCGCCCCGGTGGTCGGGTGCTTGGCAAGGAAACCATACTCGCTGACAGCCATCTCGCACTGGATCCATCGCGCCACAGCCATCGCATACTGGCCGATGACCTGGCTGCTTACCAATTCCTCGCAGCGCCGGGCCTTGAGCCACTCCCACGTCTCCCGAAATACTTCTGCGGCATCAAGGTCGATGCCGTTTTTCTGAAGGACCGACAGGTAGTATTTGACCGGTGGCATGTCCATCCCCGCGAGATCGGGAGCATCGGGTAGCTGCACCACGCTGGCGGAGCGACCTTCGCCGATCTTCTCGGAGAGCGCCTTGCTCTTGCGCCCCGCACCGACGCGTGCACCGCCGCGGTTGGTACCGTCTTTTGCCATGCCGAACCCCCTCAATGAAAGACGGGGGTCAATCCCCCGTTTGAATACCGATTTTTACGCGTGAGTGCC